TATGCGATGCCAGAAACGCTTTCTTAGCTCAATGGCAGAGCCATCGGCTGTTAACCGATAGGTTGTAGGTTCGAAACCTACAGAAAGCGCCATTTGTGCAAACATGCTCTGATGTTTAATGGGTGGGTGAAAATCTCAGCTTGATTTTGTAGGAGCAATTTGCTTTCGTAGCTCAGTTGGTAGAGCATCGGATTTGTAACCCGAAGGTCGTGGGATCGAAGCCCACCGAAAGCTCCAAGTTTTAGCGAAAGGTAAATTGAAATATGAATGTTAATGAAGAAATTATGAAAGCTGGTCTTTCTGAGGATCAATATGAAGAATGTTTGAAGCTGATTATTGATAAGAAGAATGGCGTTAGTGATTTAGACTGGAATGAAATTTGCGAAAGATATGGTCTTGAAATGTCATATGAGACATTAAGGAAATCTAGTGCTGGTATTTTCGGTGGGGCGTTTGTTGCAGAATACTATTGCAACAAGAATATTCAAAATGACGTACAGAAGAAGCAGTTGATTGATTCGAATTCTGAAATAACATTCAATAAAGATGGTACGTGTTCGAGTCGAAGATTAATTCAAATGAATGAGACTGAATCAAAAGATCCTGATTTTGTTTTAAAAGCTCATGGTTATGATCCTGAGAAATGGGAACTTGTAAGTGCAAAGAATAATATCAGGCAAGCAATTAGTAGTTCTGTTGGTGCTGTAACGTTGTATGCTAGTTTTATTACGGTAAGACCGATACGAGAGAATGGATTAGAACTAAAGCGAATTGAAGAATTCTTTGATCGTTTGGATCGTCATTATTCTTTACCTGTACTAAAAGATAACTATACGTATAAAAATGGAGATAAATTGTTGTTAATTGATATTGCAGATCTTCATTTAAATCTTCAGGCATCAATGTTTACAACTGGAAATGAGTATAATTGCGATATTGCAGAAAGATTATTTTTTGGTGTAATAGAGGATATTCTTACGAGAGTAAAGCATTACGATCTTGATCAAATAGTTTTTGTAATTGGTGGAGATATGTTGAATGGTGATAATCTTGCAGGATCAACAACGAAGGGTACAGCACAGGTCAGTGATTTGCATTATTATGATGCTTACGAAAGATTATGTGCAATGACCATTAAGGCAATTGATATTTTGAAGAACACATGCGAGGTAAAAGTGATTTACACAATGGGCAATCATGATGAAGTAACTGGATTTAAGCTTGCAAAGTATATTGATGCTTGGTTTAGGAACGAAGTTATGGTTCAAGTAGACTATCAACCTATTGCTCGAAAGTATTTAAAATATGGAAGAACTCTATTATGTTTTGCACATGATGGAAATGCGCAGAAGCTTCCTATGATTATTGCTGATGAAGCAAGACAGCTATGGGGTAATGTTGATACTATTGAAGTGTTTTTGCAACATATGCATACTGAGCAAATACTTAAAGAAGAAAACAATATTAGGATTCAAAGATTACCTACAATTAGCGCAAGAAGTAAATGGAGCAGTGATCAGGGATATAACTCTAAGAGACAATGTAAGTCTTTTATATTCGATGCTGAATATGGCATGACTGATGTGCTGTATACTCCTATACGAAAAATTGAAATGTAAGAAGCGACACAAGTTTGTCTGCTTCTTTCTTTTATTTGTATGAAAGTGGTGTAAAATATGGCAACTCGTGGAAATAAACCATTAGAGAAAAAAGATATTGTTGTGCCAGCTAAATTGAGATGTCTGAGTTGCAATAAAGGATTCGAAAGTGTTGAATTCTACGATTCTGATAGTGAATTGTATGGTGCTATTGGTAAATTGCCATATTGCAAGGAATGCTTAGATAAAATTTATCGATCTCATTTAGCTAAGTATTTAGATTTAAACTGTATGAATCCAGAACAAAAAGCATTAGAAAGAATCTGTATGTCAATGGATTTATACTACAGTGAAAAGCTTTATGAGACAGCATATAAGGAGTCTCAATTAAATACTGGTTCGATTGTTTTTTATTATTTAAAAAAATTGAAACTATATCAATATAGAAAAAAGAATTATAACACAACAATTGAAGAGCGAATTATCAAAGGGGAACCCATTGAAGATGTAAGCACAGTTGAATTGGCAAGTGTATCTCAGGAAGAAATTGAGAAAGCTATGAGATTATTTGGAAATGGTTTTTCGAAAGATGATTATAAATTTTTATTGGATCAGTATGGAGATTGGACAACAAGACATGAATGTGAAACAAAGTCGCAAGAAGAAGTGTTTAAACAGATTTGTTTTACACAGCTTGAATTGTCAAAAGCAAGAAGGGCTGGTTCTGATACAAAAGACTTGAATATGACGCTTTTAAAACAGCTTGAAGCAGCAAAGCTTCAGCCGAAGCAAAATAAAAGCGAAACGCTTTCTGATACACAAACATTTGGAACGCTTATTGATAAGTGGGAAAATACAAGACCATTACCAGAGATTGATGAAGATCTTCAAGATGTAGATAAGATTGGTTTGTATCTTGATGTATTTTACAAAGGTCATTTAGCAAAGATGATGGGATTGAAGAATGGTCTTTCTAATCTGTATACAAAATACATGGAGAAGTATACAGTTATGAAACCTGAATACAGTGGCGAAGAAGATAATGATGCTTTGTTTGATGCTATTTTTGGTAATCAAGATAACATGAGTGATTAAATGGATTATCAAAACAAAAAAAGTGAAAAACAAATTGCCACTGAAAAATCGAATAGAATTCTTGAAGGTGTAGCAACATGGGCTGCGTTTTATCGTGCGAATCCTCAGAGATTTGCAAAGGACTATCTTCATATAGAATTGAAGACATTTCAAAAGTTTTTGCTTTATGGAATGATGCATAATGTCCATTTTATGTTCTGGGCAGCGCGTGGTCTTGGAAAGAGTTGGCTTACAGCTTTATTTTGTATTATTCGATGTATTTTGTTCCCACATACGAAAATTTGTGTTGCGTCATCGATTCGATCTCAGGCTAATGAGGTACTTCAAAAAATTGAAGATGATTTTATGGTACTACATGGTTGGGGATCAGATAATTTAAGAAGAGAAATATCAGAATGCACAATTGGTGCTCAAAAAGCAGAAATATATTTTAGAAATGGATCATGGATTAAGGTTGTTACTGCTTCTGATACTGGTCGTGGTAATCGTGCAAACGTTATTGTTATAGATGAGTTCAGAATGGTTGATAGAGATACGATTAATACAGTTATTAAGCGTTTCTTAGGAGATCCAAGACAGCCCGGATATTTATCTAAAAAAGAATACAAGGGGAAAGACGAGTATCTTGAAACTAATATCGAGATATACATGTCATCGTGTTGGTTAAAAATTGATTTCATTTTTACAACGCAATAATACTAAAGTCATGTCGTGAGACAGCATCCTCAGTATTATTGCGAATTTATTTTGAGAGGATGCTATTATGTGAGAAAAGGAATTAGAAAACATTATTTTAATGAGAATTATTTTGAAATAATCGATAATGAAGAAAAAGCATATTGGTTAGGATTTATTGCTGCTGATGGCTGTATATTAAAAGTAAGCGAATATAATTCATATCGATTAAGTATTAATATAAGTGATATTGATAAAAGTCATTTAGAATTATTTCAAAAATGTATTGATGCAAGTGATGTTGAAATCAAAACATACAAAAATATAAGTGGATACTCATCTAAGGATGGCACATTAACTTCGAGGATTGTTTTGAATTCCTATAAAATGTGTACAGATTTGATGAAATACAATATTCATGAGAGAAAATCTTATGATATTAGATTTCCTAAAATAAGAGATGATTTAAAGCCACATTTTATCAGAGGATATTTTGATGGAGACGGTTGTTATTGTGTGTATTATTCAAAAGATATAAATAAGCATAGAGTATCTTTTGAGCTTGTTGGAGTAAGTTATGAGTTTATGCTAGATGTACAAGAATACTTAAAGATAAATGGTATTCAAACTAATATATATCGGCGTAAGAGTAATAATTCATATAGATTAATGACATGCAGTAAGATACAAGTTCTCAAATTAATAGATTTTTTATATCATGACAATTCAATTTGTCTTGATAGAAAACTTAAAAAGATTAATGAAATCAAAAGTATAGCCGTGTAATTCAGTAATGAATTATATTATTAGTGGGGTGTTTCGGTGAAGTCCTCCAATATAATAGGATAATACCGAGGGCGATAATATCTAATATCGTCTGTAACGCATAGAGATTGACCGTGAATATGAAAGGAATAATATCTCCACGAGCCTCCGCTACCCTAATTTATACTATTATAAAAGGGTAAAAATGTATGCTGGTCTTACATGATGGTAAAATGTAAGAACTATAGGATAAAAAGCCTATGGGATAACAGAACGACAAGAGTCATTGGTCTTATGAAAAATCAAAAGCATATACAGTTAATTTACTTGGAGGAAGAGAAGGATATTTTGTATGCGCGCTTCCATATCAAATGGCAATTAAAGAAGGTTTGAAAAAGCGTATAGAAATTGAAGATGAAATGTCAGAATCAGATTTTGACGCTGTGAAGTTTGACATGGAGATGGGATGCATGCCGTTTGGAGATAACGAAGATGCATTCTTTTCTTTTGATGATGTTTCTAATAGAAGAACACTTAAAACAGCGCTATATCCTCCAATTGGTAAGTTTAAAGATATAAAAATACCAGATCGAGCGTTTAACGAAAGAAGAATATTATCTTTGGACGTTGCGCTCATGGCATCAAAGTCGCATAAGAATGACGCAAGTTCACTGTTTATTAATAGTGCAATACCAAATTCTAGCAATGAATACACAACTAATCTTGTTTATCTTGAAAACTTTGAAGGTATTAATGCAGATGATTTGGCTTTATATACAAGAAGGTATTTTCATTGGTACAAGTGTACCGATCTTGTTATTGATGGAAATGGAATTGGACTTGCTGTATATGATGCACTTACAAAAGATATTATTGATTATGAGATGGGAATTGTATATCCTGCATTATCATGTTGTAATAATGAAGAAATGGCTGATCGCTGTAGTGTGCCGAATGCAGAAAAGGTTATATGGGTAATTAAAGCAAATGCGTCATTTAATAATGAGATATCTATTTTACTAAGAAATGGATTCCAGCAGAATAAGATTAATTTGCTTGTTTCTGAATTTGAGGCAGAAGAAATCCTAAAAGATAAGGTTAAGGGATTTTCTAAGATGTCTTCTTATGAGCAAATGCTATATAAGATGCCATATATACAAACTACTCTGTTGATTTATGAATTGATTAATCTTCAATACGAAATTAAGGGTACGAATGTAAAAATTATAGAAAAGTCTGGAATGCGTAAGGATAGATATTCATCTCTTGCTTATAATTATTGGGTACAATGTCAGATCGAAAGAAAACTATTAAATCAAGCAAACAAGAATTTTGTTGCCGCAGAGTATGCGAAGAAGATAAAGAACTTAAATAAGAAGCCAAGAATGTATTAAAGATTGGAGGTGAGAGATATGCCATCGACGGAAACGAAGAATGAAGCTCAGTATACAGAGATTTATAATGAAGATCAGTATAAGAAAGATGAGAAATCTTTTTCTATTGCAGAAATAGGGAA